AACAACATGATGTAATGATGCGTGTTCAATGTGTTCCTTGTTTGGCACATGAGCGAATGAAGCATGATTTAAGTGTTAAGATGGCAAAGGTAATAATGGGTGTTCCTCATGTAAGGCTCGCCCGTATCTTTTCAGAAACTCTTATTTCTTTGATTGATAATGAGAGCAACCCCGACTATGAGCGTTTGTTTGCTTTGGTTACAGTAAAGAATAAAGAGTCTTTAGTTTCTTTATTGGCGGTGATGGCATGATTGATAAAGATAATTTTTATGATTACTTACAAGGTAACATTGAGAGAGAAATCCTCGATACTCTTTGTAATAAGAATAGAATAACTCTAATGGAGATTGGTAATATGATAATTAATAATCTTGACTTAGAAGAAGATGTTGGTGAGATAGAAGAGGAACTATTGATTGATATAATCACTAGCACAATTAGAGGACTACGACGAAGATGGATAGATAACATAGGTTGTGAATTGTTTGTTAATACTTTGAAAGACAATAAAAACATGCAAGAAAGTAAACTTTGGGTCAATCCCAATGCTTTATTGATATTACAATCAATATCAGTAAAACAATACGATGAAAACGGTGAGGTATTGTGTTTACAATTACCTGACTTTGAAATGGAGGAATGGATATGAATATAATGGAAGATAAAAAGAAAGTAGAATTTAGAATAGTAGATGATGCAGAATTGCCCCCTATCGTAATTACGATGGATGAGAATGATGAACCAAAGGTAGTGATTAATACTTATCACCGTATTTGGATTAGTCTTAATCGTAGGTTAATTGCAGGTATTATTGATAATCTACAAGAAAAGATGGATATGATTCTAACTGGCTATCTCTCAGAACAAAGAAACTTTGAGAAGGAAGACAGGGAATACCAACAAGAATTTTAAGGAAGTGAAAAAAATGAATAATATGAAAAGTAAAAAAAATGGAAAAACAACCCAAGCCGCATCCGTTTATAAGGGTGCAGGTCATGGAGAGAATAACTCGGAGGAATATGTATGATTAAATTACGGATATTAAACGAAACAGGACACACTGACTTACAATTAGTTAGTGATGGCGTTATTGAGCAAATAGACACGCACCCTACACATTGGGTGTTTGTTGATGGTGACATGGTAATGCGTGAAGAAATCAACAGTATTGATTGGGAAACCGTTCAATCAGTTGATTTGGTTCCTGCTATCGTTGGCGGATAAGAAAGGCTATAAGCCGTTCACAAGTTGCGTAATTGGGGTGGGGTGTAGCGAAACGCTACATTCTGCCCCTTTAGCAAGTGTGATAATATGATAGACTTACGGCACTTTATATCAGCAGAAGCATTGAAAATGTTCCTTGAAACTAAGGGATGGAAACTTCTTATTCCTTTAGTTATTCAAGAAAAGGCTGTTTTTAAGCCAGATTTTTATAATGAATCTACTATCATAGCACAAGGAAAACACGGTAATATAGTAGCCGTTGGAAATACTGTAATAAATTATCAAGGGGAATCCTTTGATAGTCCACATGCTATTATTGATAAGCATGGTTTAGTGGCTATTGAAGATTTTGATAATTGGGATTTTGTAGAAGAAATGGAGTGGGTCATTTATAAAAATGGCTATTGGTTACATTCTTTTACTAATCTTTTAGAATTACCGAAAGCAAGTAAATATAGGTGTTAATTATGAAACAAGAAAGTAAAGCAATCGAAATATTATCGGACATAACAGTGCATATGAAATATGCTAGGTTTATTCCTGAAGAACAACGAAGAGAAACTTGGGATGAAATAGTCAATAGGAATTGTGAAATGCACAAGAAGACTTACCCAGAATTAAGTGGTGAAATAAATGAAATATACGAACAATACATTAAAACAAGAAAAGTCCTTCCTTCTATGCGCTCTATGCAATTTGGGGGCAAGCCTGTGGAGATTAGTCCGAACAGGGTCTATAACTGTGCTTATATGCCTATTGATTCCTATATTGCTTTTGGCGAAAGTATGTTTTTACTTCTCGGTGGAACGGGGGTCGGTTATTCTGTCCAACGACATCATATTGAACAATTACCCGAAATACAACAACCGAATGATAATAGAAAACGCCGTTATCTCGTTAATGATTCTATTGAAGGTTGGGCTGATGCAGTAAGAGTCTTACTAGAATGTTACATGGGTATTAAGAAAGATAGTCCTAGATTTGATTATTCTGATATTAGACCTAAAGGTTCTCTTTTAAAGACTTCTGGTGGAAAAGCGCCAGGCCCTCAACCTTTGCGTGAATGTTTAGTAAAGGTCGAAGGTATCTTACAAAACATGCCTAATGGTTCTAAACTCGAACCTATTCAAGCACACGACATTATGTGCCATTTAGCCGATGCAGTATTAGCAGGAGGTATTCGTCGTGCCGCTATGATTAGTTTATTCAGTGCAGATGATTCTAAAATGCTTTCATGTAAAGCAGGTGAATGGTATGTTAATAATCCACAAAGAGGTAGAGCAAACAATTCAGCAGTATTACTTCGTCACAGAATAGATAAAGAATTCTTTATGAATGTTTGGGAACGAATTCAATTGAGTGGTAGTGGAGAACCCGGAATTTACTTTAGTAATGATAAAGATTGGGGAACTAATCCTTGTTGTGAGATTGCACTAAGACCATTTCAATTCTGTAACTTAACAGAAGTTAATGCAAGTAACATTGAAGGACAAAAGGACTTAGAAGAAAGAGTTAAGGCCGCTTCGTTCTTAGGAACATTACAAGCAGGTTATACTGATTTCCACTATTTGCGTGATATTTGGAGAAAGACTACTGAAAAGGATTCTTTGTTAGGAGTATCTATGACAGGGATTGCGGCAAACATAGTTGAGAAATTAGATATTGAGTCGGCTTCTTTGCAAGCAAAGTTAGAAAACCACAGGGTTGCTAAGATAATTGGTATTAACCCTGCAAGTAGAATAACTTGTGTTAAACCCGCAGGAACAACTTCTCTTGTATTAGGTTCTTCTTCTGGTATTCACGCTTGGCACGATGAGTATTATATTCGTCGTATTAGAGTTGGTAAGAATGAAGCAATCTATTCTTACTTATTAAATAATCATCCCGAACTTGTTGAAGATGAATATTACAATCCCGATGAACAAGCCGTAATTAGTATTCCTCAAAAAGCCCCTGCCGGTGCAATAACTCGTAAGGAGAGCGTATTTGATTTACTTGAAAGAGTAAAGCAATTTAGCATTCGTTGGGTTAATAATGGACATGTTGATGGAATGAATACCCACAATGTATCAGCAACTATTTCAATCAAAGAAGACGAATGGGATGATGTTGCTGAATGGATGTGGTTTAATCGTCATTACTACAATGGATTAGCCGTGTTGCCTTATGATGGTGGAACTTACAAACAAGCACCATTTGAAACAATTACAAAAGAACAATACAACAGTATGTATTCTTTGTTAGGTTCTATTGACTTAACTAAGGTTGTTGAGAATGAAGACAATACTGACCTAGCAAGCGAAATTGCTTGTGCAGGTGGGCTTTGTGAAATCTAGGTGTTAGTATGCGCCACGCTTATAGGAAACTATCTTATAGCGAATATAAGCGGGCCATGCTAACTTACTTAAATTCATTTAAACTAGAATCAAAAAGAAGACTTCTTTTAGCCTTTGAGGTGTGTGATAAAATGGAAGATGAAAGTGAAAAGAAATACAGATTAGAACAAACAGTTAATTCTGTGTTGTGGGATTTTGATGAAGCAATTGAAATAGGATTTGCTGAATGGAAGTCCTTCAACTTAGTGAATAGAAACAACGCCTTGATTTATCACGATTTAAATAAAGATGAATGTGATGGGAATTGTTTATTGTGTAAAGAAGCATTTGGGTGGAAATCATGAAAGAAAAAGACCCCAAGTATGTTAAGAGTCACAGGACTTACAAGAAAAGAATAGCAACTTCTTGCCGTATATGCGGTAATCAGTTATTAATACCTGAAGAAATTAGAAAAGAAATGCACGATAATTGTGCACTAAAACAGAATGATAATATATATATGATGTGAAAATATGGGAATAATGAAATTACAAATTAAAAAACCAGATGATACTTCAAATTACTTTCCGGAAGTAATGATTAAGTCTGACATCTTTACTTTAGAAAGTAGAACAAGAACACTATACTTAACAAGAAGTGCAAAAGACCCTGTGCATGATTCATTGGTGTCTTATTGGAAAGACTTATTATCTAATAAAGGATATTATGCTATTCAAAGCCAAATGCAAAAGGGAGCAATTCTTATATTCATAGAAGGGCTACCAATAGCACTTGATAGAAAAGGAACCCGCTACCAATTGAACGGTAAAAGTGAATCACTAAGTACCATTACAAATGCCTTAGCAAGAGTTTCTTTTTCAGCAATTAGGGAAAAGGAAGCAAGTCCATTGTTAAAGACACTAATGAAAACACTATCTTTATCTGAAAACATTAAGTATTGTTTAGAGAATAAAGTGCCGTTTCATTTCTATGATAACTTTACTAAGATAGATGTAAGGCTTAATGTTCAGCAAATATCTGAAAAAGAATGTGCTTTGGAAATAAGTGATGGTGTTTGGGGAGTTATCTCTAATAGGAACTTAGATAGTTTCTGTACCTTCTTTCGTAGTGATAAGAAAATGGGTAAATATAAGTTTATGGGCATTAAGAGACTTTATGCTTCTCTTCTCGGAGAAAACCCAACCGACCATCAACTTACTCTCATGCGAGAGTTTTTGAAACAGAATAGACAACAGGATATTGTGGAAAACAGGGCCATTCAATTATTACATGAGATGGAATCCCAACACCCCGATAACCTTAAATTAGAGATGGAGGATGGAATACCAATGTCACTATTGATTAAAGGCAAAGGATATGATTGGAAACTTACTAACAGTGAGTATAAAAGCGATATTCAAAAGGTTAGCACTTATGTATGCCAACCCCGACTACAAAGTAATGAAGAAGGCAATCCACTACCACTAGAAGATTGTGAGTGGGCTTGGCATGGGCCAATCTGTATTGATAATATGTCGGAAGGTTCTTCTCTTGGCGACCAATTCGCCGCAAGAGCATTCGCACTATTAAACGATACAATGACAATAAAAATGGTGAATACAATTAAAAGATATTTAATTGCACCTGAAAATACAAATAGGAAGGATTTTGATGAGATGCTTAGAGTGCAAGACAAGTGAATTTGAATACGATGAAGTAATGGGAGAAACCGCATGTATGGCATGTGGGTTAATCGCAGTAACTGAATTGTTTGAACAGCGAGTGTTATCTATTGATAATGGAGATTTAAAACATACTGCTGACAAAACAGGATTAGGTAGTAAAATAGCAGGGCATAGTAAATTGGCTATGACTCACATGCGATTTAGTGGTAATGATAGTCATATTAGAAAGGGTATTCTTTTCTCTAATATGGTGTTCTCTAGTATGAATATTCAAGACTCTTCCCTAAAGGATAGAATAGGAGAAGTGTATAGAGAATTACTTTCTAAAGGAGTATTTACTTCGGCAAATACTTTAGAAGTAAGAGGAACAGCAGTAACTTGGTTTGTTCTCAAAGAAAATAAGACTCCAGTAACTATTAAAGAAGCCTCAAAGGAATTTAATTGTGCAGGAAAGAGTTTGAACAGATTGATTAGAAGAATCAATAGTTATTACGGTGTAAGAAACAAACAATTACAACCCGACCCTCAATATTTGTTAAAGAAAGCAGCAAATAAAATAAGCGGGGATATTGTTTATGTGTCAAGGTGTCAAGAAACACTTGAGTTATTTGAGTCAGTAGTGATTCAATCAGAATACAATAAAAGAAATGCATACTACGAAAGTATTTGTTGGATAGCAAAGAACATCTTTGTTCATCCAAGAATAACCTTGCGTAGTATTTCAGAAAAAACAGGAACTTCAAGGTCTGCGATTCAAAAGCAGACTAAAGACCTATTAAATTTAATAGGCTACAATACTTGTGCCCAAGTAAAAGGCAAACAAATAAGTGAACTAGGAGAGATTAAAAATGAATAGAAAAATATTAATAATTGGAACAGGCGGCATTGGGTCATTCTTGACTCAATACTTAGATAAAGTCGGACTATATAACATTACTGTTGCAGACCCCGATATTGTTGAAACAAAGAACTTAACTTATCAAAACTTTAAGAGAGGTCATGTTGGGCAGAACAAGGCTAGTGTGATGATGAATGAATATCAATCAGTCAATCATTACTCTAAGTTTCCTATCTTGACAGGAAAGCAAATGGAAGGATTTGATTTGGTTATCTGTTGTGTAGATAACTTAAGTGTCCGACGCACCTTATACAACACAAGTATTAAATGGTTGGACTTACGAGCGCAGGGCAGGAACGCCGCACTTGTGAGCCACAAGGCCGACCCTAAAATGTATGATATGCTTTTAGCAGGTAAAGATGGTTCATTTAGTTGTCAAGGAGATTCATGGGATGGAACAAACAAAGCGGTTCATTTCATGCAAGTCGCAATTGCAGGTATGGGCGCACAATGGATTCAACGCTACATGAATGAAGAAGAAGTATGTGATTTTAAGGTTGTGAATGTATGAGCAAATGGACAAAGGAACAATATGAATATGTTTTAAAAGCAAGTAAGGCAGGAAATTCCAGAAATAAAATTGCTAGAGATATGCAAAGAATATTTGGAGTTAAAAGAACAGGACAACTCATAAATGCAAAGATGCACTATGAGAAAAAGAAAGAAGAAAAGGAAAGTGAAAATATGAATTGGAAAACAGAACCCGCAACACGGAAACAATGCAAGTATATTGCAGGATTATCTCTACCCGAAGGTAGTAAACAACAAAGAAAACAACTAGAAGACTCATTGTATGTTCAGTGTGTTAAAGGTAGTATGACTAAAGAAACTGCTTCTTTGCAAATTGAACAATTGGAGAACCTAACAACTGTTGTTGCTAAAACAAAGAAGCCTACCTCTAAGAAACGCCGAACCCGAACTACTGGTTTGATGAGTCCTAATTGGACTAAAGAAGAAGATGAAATAGTAATTGCTAATTATCGTAATAGAGAGGATTTCCCTTCAGTTGAAAAACTATTACAAGACCGAACATTACCTGCTGTATATCAACGATTCGTTAAGATGAGGAAGAATGGAAGAATTGCAGAATTCGACGCAAAGCCTAAGACAGTAACAGTAAAGGTTGATTCTGCATTAGAGGATTTAATTGAAAAGCATGGTAATCCAATTACCCGTCATCTATCAAAGGATGATGTTACCTTACTCAAGAGTGTTGATAAAAGAATGAAAACCTTAGATGATTTATCCGGTATTTCTTGGTCTACAAATGAAGAATATAGTTTGAATGAAATGGAAGTCCTTTTGGCTTTCTATGAGAAATCAATTGATGAATTGCGAGAACAGTTTATTGCTCCTTTTTGGGCAATAGCAAAGACTTTAGAAAACATTCACGATTTGAAAGAACCTCACCATAGCGACTTGCTTATGGAAGCGGCAAGAGTCACTAAAGAGCGAAAGGATGAAGAGTATAGAATCGCCAATATGAGTCGCCGTGAGCGTCGTAAGGTAGCAAAAAACGCTAAGAAAGAGAGCAAACTACAAGCAAAATTAGACAAACTGCGGGGTGTAATCAATGAGTAATCAAGAAGCAATTGAGATTGAAATTAATACAGCATTTAACACCACTAAGGATTTTAGTGATGAATCGTTTCATTCTGCTATTTGGAAAGCATCAACAGAAATTCTAAATGGATTAGAAGTCCAAGTAGTAGTAGATGCAAAGAATGAATTGTATATTTCCTATGGAACAGCAGGTTTTGTTGATTTTAAAACAATTCCCGAAGGAATGAAACTACCTGTCAAGTGTTGGATTCATACACACCCTTTTGGTGCGGCTTATTTTAGCGGCACTGATTGGCGAACTGTGAACATTTGGCAACCATTAATGAAAGAAGCATATGTTTTAGGTGGCGAAGACCATTTCGGCCATTGGAACAACGAAGAACCTAATGTTTTATGTATTCACAAAGACGGATTATATACATTACAATACCAATACAAAGGAGATGAAGAAGAATGAAAGGCGGAGACAGCACTACACACAAACGAAAAGAGATTCCTATGGGAAATAAAGAACGAATGCAAACAGCAGACAGATATACTGCACATATGTTGTTGCATCCTAATGATGATGGTAAACCCAAGAACAAAAAAGTTACTTGGGGTAATGTTGGAAAGAGAACAAAGAAACTGAATGAGTTCTACAAGCAACATATCTATACCTTTGTTGATAGAGATATGAATAAGGCTTGGGTGCGAGTTGCAGGATTTGAGGAGGAAGAAGAATGAAAGTAATCAATAAAGAAAACATAATTGCTTCTTTAGAACATAAGGATAAGGATGAATTAATTAGTATCATTAAAAAATTAATTAGTGCTTATAGTTCTCTTTACATAGAAGAAAGACGGGAGGAAGAAGAATGATTGCTTGTGGAGATTGGGTTTTAATCCAAACAGAACAAACCAGTAGTTATGGTATTATCAGTAAGTCTGATAATAAAGGAGTTTGTGTTTCTGCTTCGGAAGAACATAGTTATTTAATTGATGCTATTGTTTATTTCGACAATACAGGAACACAATATCAAAAGGTTGGAGACTTAACTGTTGTTCCTTTTGCCCGTGTTTATTGTTTTGAGGTGGTTGAATGAGCCTTTTTGGAATGGTTAATTGGGAAAGCAATTGCGGTATGAGTTGGTCTGACGATTGTAGGAACAAAATAATGTATAAATGCAATACTGCGGTAGGGCTTCGTTATTTTTGTAGTGAAGTATGCTATGCTATTTACATTGGTGTCCCTATAAAAGAAGAAGGCTATTATAGTTTGGAGAGGATTGAATGAAATTTGAAAAGGAATGGAATAGAATATCAAAAAAGGTTTACACTAATGCTGTTAATCATGGGTTTTGGAAAGAAGACCCTAATGATGGTGAACGCATGGCTTTGATTCATGCGGAAGTAAGTGAAGCATTAGAAGCCCTTCGGAACGGGAACCCTTCATCTAATAAGATTATTGAGTTTAGTAGTCTTGAAGAAGAGTTAGCCGATGTTGTGATTCGCATTATGGATTATTCTTTTGGTAAAGACTTAGATATTTCCGGTGCTGTTATGGCAAAGATTGAATACAATAAGAGCCGTGAATATATGCATGGTAAAAGTTTTTGAGGTGATTAGATGACAGATAAACATAATAAAGACGCTGACTATCTAATAGAACTAATCAAGTTATTTCACAAAGAAATGAATGATGGGCCGCCATTACGGTCAAGACAAATAATGGAAAAATACGAGAAATTTTTTAAGGGGCAATTGAAATGATTATACACGGAAAAGAAGTAAAAGAAAAACTATTACAAGGAATTAATTTAGTAGCCGACACGGTACTACCGACGCTTGGGCCACAAGCCAAGACAGTAATTCTACAAGGTAATCCACCTGTCATTATTAACGACGGTGTTACAATTACTAAGTATATATCGCATGAAGACCCTTATGTTCAAATGGGTATTCAAATGGTTCAAAACTTAGCAAATAAAGCACAGGATTCATCGGGTGATGGAACTACTACTGCTTGTATTATAGCAAGGGCTTTGTGTGAACAAATCAACAACATTGATGTTTCAAACTTACATACTCTTCGCAAAGAGATAGTAGAAGCACAGGAGGTTATTTTGGAATCACTGGAAAAATCAGCATGTGATATTGGTGATGCTGATATTGTTTCTGTTGCTACAATTGCAGCAAATAATGATGAAGAGTTAGGTAACTTAATTCATTTAGCATTGGAATCAGTAGGGCGTGATGGTATCATTACTGTTGAAGAAGCAAATAGTCACAAAACTAATCTAGTAGTCCGTAAAGGATTAGAGATTAACGAAGGCTACTTGAGTCATTTAATGGCTAATGGTGAAGATGGTAAGGTTCAATTTAATAACCCTCTTATCTTTACTTCTAACTTAGCATTAAAGAATTTTTCTGAAATACTTCCTATGCTTGAATATTCAGCAACTCAGAAACGGCCACTCGTGTTGTTTGTAAAGGGCATGGATGGTAGTGCGTTGAATAATATTATTATGAATGTTCTTCAAAAGACAATCGAAGTAGCGGTTGTTACCGCACCTAATTTTGGAGATGCACAATTAGATGAGTTAGGAGATATTGTTTCTATTGTTGGTGGTCGCCTCTATACTGATGAAAGTAAAGATGACCCCGAATTAATGACTTCTTCCGAATATGGTGAGTGTGATAAGATTATCATTACTAAAGAAACTACTACCATTATTGGTGGAAAGTCTGCCGATGACAGAATCAATACCCTAAAGTCTGTGTTTGAAACATTAGATGATGAGTTTGATAAGAAGAGAGTCAAGAAGCGTATCTCTCGACTTAGTGGTGGAATTGCAACAATTCAAATTGGTGCTTCCTCTTCTATTGAAATGCGTGAAAAGAAAGAAAGACTTGATGATGCTTTGAATGCAACTAAAGCCGCACTTGCAGAAGGAATTGTAGTGGGTGGTGGTCTTGGTTTGTTAAACGCTCGGAACAATCTAAGTATTGAAAAGACAGGACATAGTATTGTTTATAATGCTCTATCTGAACCTGCCCTTGCTTTATTGGTTAATGGTGGTAAAAGTGGTTTGGCTTATAATATGGAAGACCCCCACTATGGCTACAATGCTCTTACCGAGAAGTATCAAGATTTGTTTGAAGCAGGAGTTATTGACCCTGTAAAAGTAACTAAGAGTAGTTTTAATGCGGCAATATCTATTGCTTCATTGTTCTTAACAACAGAAGTTGCTGTATTATTGGAGGAATAAATATGAAACCAACAGAAGAACAACTTGAAGAAGCAAGGCAAGAATACATGGATTTGTTTTCTTCCCACCCCTTATCTATTAAGTGGGAACTTACTTTTGAGCAATATCTAATAATCTCACTTAACATGGTAAGAGATTCGTATGCTGATTTGAAACTACAAATGGAGGAACAATAGATGAAAAAGAGAGCAGTAACAGTAGTTCTTCCCGCACCGCATAATGCGGAAATACCTTGTCCAATCTGTGAAGGAAATAAATGTAAAGTTTGTAGCATGACAGGAAAACTTTCAATTAAAGTTGCACCCAAGATACCCATTCAACGAGCGCACATCATTAAATATGTAGTTGATAACATACATGAAGTAGCCAATGAAATTACTAAGACTTACGGGCTTGTTCCTGAATTTAATACTATGGATGTAATTAATGTTAATGATGGGCAATATGAAGTAGTACAGGTTTCAAGCATTGGTGGGTCATGTTGGATAGTTAATAGGCTTGATGAATTAGATACACCGAAGTATTACACTTCAAGAAATGAATTAGATAAGTTTAAGCAGGGGTGGTTTAATGAGTGATGATTTTGAAACGAAAGGAACAATAGCAAGAAACTCAACAGATGAGATTCTTGTTAAAACAGGAGAGTATTATAATATCAAAGTCTTAGATATTAGATGGCATTCAAATGGTAAGCCATCAAGAAAAGGTATTCGTTTGAATATGGAAGAAGCAAAGACATTACTAAATATATTAAAGAGGGTTTTAAATGAATAATAGAATAACAGAAAAACAAGCAAGGTCTTCTTTAAGGGAAGCCAATGACAAAAGACAATATGGTGATGGTGCTGTATCTAGGTTTAAAACAAAAGCAGGAATACTTATAGATATGTTTGCAAATCTCGTTGAAGATACAATGGTTCAAGAACCAAATACAGGACATGGATGTAGGGTTCAAACCCACCATGTAGAAGTAACATTTACTCGTATAGAAAACCATATGAAAGATTTACTAATTGAAGTCGCTGTGGAAAAGGCACTAAATAGAAGAAAAATAATGGAGGAAGAAGAATGAATTATGAAAAACACTGGGCAACAGAAAAATCAATGAATATTTGGGCTAAAGGAATTAGAAAACAATTAGAGGGAAGATACCTTGATTTGTTTAGTCAGCAATTTGCACAAATGACTAAAGCCAATTACTATATTAAAGCAACATTTGTTATCTATTGGGAAATGCAGACAGATGATAATTTGTCTAAGTATGCAATATATATTAGCCAAGCAACATTAATGACTATGGCTGATAAGTTTTTACAGATAAATAAAATGCAAGAAGCCAATTCTGTTCATCAAATGAACATTAATTTTAGTAGATTAATTGGTGGGTTACAAGATGAAGAAGAATGATTGGGATTACTTGGCTAAGACCATGTGGGAATATTCAGAAAAACACGAAGGAAAGATAAGCAACCTTCTAAAAGAACTGGTTATAAAAATACATAAAGGAAAAGTGATTATAGATGACAATGATGAAAATGAGCAGACTACTGGAAGCGACGGAATTTTTGACCCCAACCAAACAAGTAACATTAATTTCAAGGGAATTGAATGAATTTGAGGACAAGCCAAACTTCTTTGCTATACTAGCACAGGAATACCCCTCCAATAACATTGGTTTGGCTAAGGCTAAGAAATGGCTTACTAGGATGTATAACTGTTTTGATGATGAGATTGAACAAGACTACAATGCACATAATGATTTGGGTGATGCTATTTATTACCTTGACCCATCTGCTACTAATAAAGTAGAACACAGCCTTGAAACTTTTGGAAGAATAATTTCTTTAGATTGCGGCGGAGTAGATTCTACTGCTTATCGAACTATTGATTCTCTCTTAGCAGATTTGTCTGCTTTAGAAGCAAAGTGGTTTATTCGTTATTGGTTAAAGACTACCCGTAATGGTTTGGGTGATGGTGTAGTTAAAAAGATTATTGCGAAACACTTCGATAAGAAAGTAGCAATTGTTAGGAAACATTGTAATTTTAATTCAATTTATCAGGTCGTATGGTATTATGAGCGTGGCGAAGAACCACCATGTAATTTAGAACATGGTAAGTTTATTAAGCCTATGCTTGCTAAAGAAATTCCCACTAAGAGATGGCCTAGTAATCCTATTGTTGATTATAAGTATGACGGTAATCGTTATCAAATTCATAAGAATGAAGGTAATGTAATTATCTTCAATCGTAAAGGAAGTATTGTAACTCCGCAATTTGCTGATGTTGCACAACAAGTCCGAGAATACGAGGTTGTAGAAGCCATATTCGACGGCGAAATCTACCCGATAAAGGAAGACGGAAGCCCCGATGAACACAAGAAAATGGGAACGAGAGTGCATTCTAAAGACCATGCCGATGCTATGGAAAGAGTGCCGGTTCGATGGGTTATATTTGATTGTTTGATGTGGGAAAATGAAACTATTATGAATCTTTCTTATGCTGAAAGATTAGATAAATTCAAATCTAATCCAGACCAAGCACACAGAATGAAAGAAGGTGGAGACATTATGGCATTCTACAACAATGCAATCAATGATGGTTTTGAAGGTATTATTGTTAAGGACACAGAATTACCATATGAAGCAGGTAAGCGAAGCACAGGTTGGGCTAAATATAAACCACCTCAAATTGAATTAGATGTTGTTATTCTTGCGGCTTCTTATGGAGAAGGCCGTAGAGCAAATGTATTTGGAACCTTTGAGATTGGTGTTAAGTCCGAAACAGGATTTACAAACATCGGTTCTATTGGAACAGGATTCACTGATAGTGATTTGATTAACTTAACTACTAGGTTGAGAACAATTGTAGAGTCTTACAAAGACAACCGTTATGTATTCTTGCCTAGAATAGTTTTAGAAGTAAAGGCTGATTTAGTTAGCCATGATGCAAAAGGAAACATAGGACTTAGATTTCCTAGAATGAAAAGAATTAGAGATGACAAGTTTGTTTCTGATATAAACACAATTAAAGATGTAATGGAGATGATTTAAAATGGAAGCAAAAATAGGATATATTAAACTGAACAGTGGTGTAATTTATAAAATCAGTGAATTAAATAAGAAGGCTAATGGAACTGCAATTAGAGATTGTTATTCTAATCTTAGAGCAGAAGCAAGAACACTTAAGTTATTACATGAGCGTTTATATGTATTGCGGTGTAAAGAAACTGAATTCGCTACAATGACAGACACTAATAAGAAAATACTAAAATGTGTTGGTCTTGATAAAAATTCAGAAATTAATGAAAGAGCAGATAGATTGGAACAGATTCTAGGACTAGCCATAATTCAATTAGAGAATGGTGCAGAACTAGATTTAGTATTAAAAATTTTAAAACAAAATAGGAGTGATAGTGATGATTGAAGTAGGAGGATTAACTGTAATTGACTTTAAGACATATAGTTGTCTTGAGATTGATGATGAAGGAATGGCACACCTAAAAGATGTAACTACTACACAAGGTAGGCCAAAGAAAATAAAATCACATTTAGTTCCCTATTTCAAAGACGGTAAGTTTATTACACCCGAACCCGAACCTGTTGAAGTTTACAAGATTAAAACTAGGCTGAATATTAAAAACATTATCAAAGAAGAAGTTGAAATGCCAATTAGTAATTCAACAGTCCGTTTGTTGTCCGAGTGGTGTAATACTGCATTACGCAATATGATTATCAATGCTCAACAAAATGCACTTATCAAGGGTAGTAAAACAATCAATGCCGCACATGTGTTTTGGATGGAAACTAATATGCAAGTAGAAGGCTATTGGCCTGAGAACATTGATTATGTAAAGAAGGAGGAATAAGTATGTTTAGTAAAGATATGTTAATTGGAATTATACTGGGTATGTCAAAAGCAGACATCCATTTAGATAAGAATGATAAGTCACAAATAGGATATAGAGTTAGACTACGAATTAACCTTCGTGCTTCTTCTCCCTTTTTACAAGGAGTAGCAAGAAGTCTTGAACAACATCAAATAGAAACTACCTATAAAGAAAAAGAACATAAGAGTAGGCCAAGACCTATCCTAAGAATAGGAGGGATTAAGAACCTATATAAGTTATGTCAGTTAATACCTGAAGAATTACCAGATGCAAACGAAGAATGGTTAGTGTTTAGAGAAGCAGTAGATATTGTAGGTAATGATAGGCATTTGCAATTAGAAGGACTTGAAGAATTATTTAAATTGAAGGGTGTTAATTGATGGGCTTTACTACTATGGTTGCACTTAGACCAATACTATTGACTGGTAAGACAGGAACAGGAAAATCAACTAAAGCCAAGACCATTATTCCCGAAGCCCAAGTATATTACGCTAATGAGATGGAAGTCAAAGACTTGGGTTCTATGTCTAAAGATAATGGAATCATTATAGAAGACATTCATATTAAACCTAAGAAGGATGAAATTTTAAATGTTATTAGGAACTACAAGGGTCAAATAGTAATAACTTCTATTGATGAAAAGAGTGTTCCTAGTGACATTAAAGCGATGTGTCAAATTAAAAGAGCAGGGTCAAATAGATACTTGTATGATAGTATTAAAGAAATAGCACCCCACGCACAAGAACCTTTCTCAATTGAGCAAGACACATATAGTTTAGTATCTATGTTTCTTAAAGAAACAGATAGAGATTTAGTTGCTAAGATATTAAAATACAATAAGCCATCAGATACTCAAATTTTATCTTGGTTAGTAGAAAACCTACACCCGAATAAGTTATTGTTCGTAGATGGTGTAGTTAAACGCCGTTGGTCTAGTAATTATTTTTATGAGTTACTAGCCTATTCACATAGCGGTAAGACTTTAGGGCGAGTATCTATGCCTATGCGTGGGAAGTATTCACAAAAACCTAAACTAATAAAGCGTTTAGGTATTAAGACTGGTGAGAATAGAATTTTTCAGCAGTTTAAGAAAGACGAAGACTTTGTAATTTATGCAAAGACAAAACTAAATAATGGTGATTGTCGTATTCTTAGTCTTGGAGAAAAGAAAAGACGAAGAAAGACAGACCCGATAATACCCCAACAAAAGACATTGGGAGATTATCTATGATGGCTAATGGGTGTATGGTGTAATGGATAGCATACTGGCCTTCTAAGCCGGTGATACGGGTTCGACTCCTGTTACGCCCGCCATCAAAAGGAGGAATTAAAATGAATAAAAGAAATCAAAGAATTAGAAAGAAAATTAGACAAGTGTTATCTACTGGTGAAGAATTAAGCAGTAGTCAAATACTTGATAGAATGATAGACATTAAAACGGTAACTTCATCTAAGGGTGGAGTAGTTAATACTCAACGGCGTTCTAAAGCGTGTCCACCTACACTAAGACAGTTAAGTGCTATATTACCAATAGAAGCCAAGAAATCAGGATTTGATGTTAAGGCTAAACAAACGCTTTGGATAGCAAGGGAGGAATAAATATGTTATGGACAGAAAAATATAGACCGGATAAAATAGGAGATATTGTAGGACAAGAGCATTTTGTAATGGATGCACAAAGTTGGATTGAAGAAGGTAACATGCCAAATGTATTATTGTTTGGTAATGCCGGAACAGGTAAAACTGCGGCAGGAATAGCATTAGCAAAGAATCTTCTAAAGGATAACTTTAGTGATAACTTTGTTGAAGTGAATGCTTCCGATGATAGGCGACTTGAGGTAGTAAGAACTACAATTAAAAACATAGCCCAAAGCGGAACAATTGGAGATGTACCTTTTCGCATTTGTCTTTTAGATGAATTAGGAGGTATGACAGTAGATGCTCAAAATGCGCTAAAGCGAATTATGGAACGCTATTCTAGTAATATTCGTTTCATTATTACTTGTAATGACCGTAGTAAGATTATCCACCCACTTCAAAGTAGGTGTGCTAATTACCATTTTAAGCCACTCTCTAATGAGGTCATCCTTGAAGTAATCAAAGCAATACTTCAACGAGAGAGTATAACCTCATTCGGAGATGATGACTTAACAGCCTTTATATATGAGTTAGATGGAGACTTACGCAGGGCGATTACTGAATTACAGGCGGCAAAGTCATCTGGTTTTTCATTATCGAGACAAATAGAATCTACTCACAAAGAATACAATGAGATACTAATTGAAATACTAAATAAAAATCCAAACAAAGCATTGAAAGACTTACATAAAATTATTTATGAAGGCCGTAGCGTTAAACAAATCTGTTTAGGTTTGCATAACGCTATTATTGCTTCGGATGGCTTGGACAATACTACCAAGTATAAACTGTTAAGAACAGTCGGGGAAAGCGAATATCGTTCAACTACCATGACCCCAAAGGTATTACTATCATGGATGGTTGGACAACTAATATGAAAAAGGAAGTGAAAATATGTTAAGCGAAAATATGCAAAACGAAATAGAAAAGAGCGCACAACACATGAATATGACTGTGGAGGAAGCAACAGAAAAATATACGGCTATTTGTGCCGAAAACAACATTGAAGTAAGCGATAGTGCCGGTTTAGGTCTTTGGCGAAACTTAGCGGCTCAAATCATGCGTCGTTCAAAACAAACAGAAACAACTCAAAGCACTGGAAGTAATTCCCTTGTTAAGAAGTGTTTTGGTTTCTTTGTTGCTTTAGAAGCACCAAGAGATATGATGTCGTGGAACCGTAACCGAGCAAAGGAAGAATACAACCGTGATGCTGATAATGGACTTAATGAAGGACATGTAGCAGTTGCGACTGAAAATGCTTTGGGTAAGTGGATGATTAGCCGTTACCATGATGGTGAATATCAAGAGCGAATGGTTAATGATTTACCGGCAGGTGCGGAAGAAGCACATGATGGTGTAATGATTATTCCTTTGGATAATACTAAGACATACATGAATGGTGGAGAAAACCGAAACTATGGTAAACCTTTGCCGGTAGAACAATTCCGACGAAGTGGTGTATTCTATGGTAGTGTTGATGGTGCTGATATGAAGCCTTATCAATTCTCTTATAAGAATCAAGGTGGAATTGAGTTTACTCCCGACTGTTATGACTTTGTTCACTTTGTAGGTATTCCCTCCGAAGATGGCGGAAGTCTATACGGTATGACAATGACAACAAAGAACAGTTTGATTCGTAATGATGACTTAGACCCAGAAAACTCCGACTATCGAGATATGGGTGAAGTTGATTTTGTTAATCAATTGAATCTAAACTTTGAAAGTCATATGGTAGAATTGGTTGAGATTGACCGAGCGCACATTACTCGTCAAACTTTACCTGCTAAAGACCGATTCGTTATTACTAGCGGAACAGTTTGTAATATGAACATGATGCCTACTTCAAACGGTAATCGTATTCTAAACATTACTGACTTGAATGCTGAATTTGATTATGACAATGAATCTAATATGACTACTTGTTGGATTCCGGAACATCTCGGTATTGATTTCGGTATTGGTTCTACTATTGTTGTAGTAGGCCGAACATCTCAACGGTTGATTGATGGAGTTGCTGACCCAGTAACTATCAATGTTGCTTCAATCTTAGTAACAGAAAAGCGTGGTTCACCTGTTGAGGTTGATACGCCCGTTGAAGAATCATTTGATTGGTTCTGAAACTAAACTATTTATGTGCGTGTGTAATCTAATTCCAATGAATGTAGGTCAAATAGGTGCAAAGCCTATACCCAAAAGGAGATTTAAAAATGAATGATATTATAGAAAATAAATTCATTCTAAAGGGAGAAAGTTATATTGCTGATTTAGCAAAAGTAGACTTCTTAACTTGGAATGAAAACGATAAAATAAAAGGAACATACTTTATGAAATTTCATATCGGTGCGAAAGAGACACGGTTTGTTTGTTCAAGCAAACCGGAATTAATAGGAATAATCAAAGCATGGTGTATTGCTAATGGTAAAGATATAGATATAAATGAAAATGATGTAGGTGATTGGCTTGATAAAAACTAAGAAAGAAAAAACAAACTTTAAAGAATTAATGGCTCAGAAAAGAGCCGAGCGAAAAGCAAGAATGGTATTAGGTATTTGGGGAGAACCCAAAACCGGAAAGACCGGAATTGCATTGGATTTCCCAGATAAGAACATTTATGTTTTAGATTGGGATAGAGGTGTCGAATCAACTTGGTTTGAACATCACGACGCAACTGACCGAATTAATGTATATTGTCCTATTGTTATGCGACCGGACAACATCATGGATATTGATAAGAGTGAACAGAACTCACTTGACTTCATTAACTTTGCTAAAGAACAAATTGAAGCAGGGGAAGATGTAGTGTTTATTATTGATGGTGTAGATACTTGGTTGGATGCTTGTATGTTAAAGGTTAATCCTAACCCAAGAGTAGTTACTAAGATTATGCCGTTTATGTATGGTTCAAGGAATAAGACTTTCTACTTTCTATTAGAAGCAATTTATCAATTGAATTGTGATGTTATTTACATTACCCACGAAATTGAAAAGTATGTTGAAGGCACACCTGTTGGTGTTCAGCCTCAATGGAAAGATTGGGGAGGAAAACTTGAACAAGAGATTTACTGTTGTAAAAAGAAAGTTAAAGGTGAATTACACTTTCATGCTGAATTAATTGGTTCTAGGACTAATGGTAATTTAGTTGGAACTAAATGGACTGTCCGTGAAGGAACCCCCCCTAAGATTCAATGGAACGGTGTTCCTGAATTAAGGGAGGGAAAGATTTGAAATTCGTAGTGAATACTAAACAAATGGAGAAAGCATTAACAGACATTCAAGGTAAAGGAAAGTATTTAGGTAATGGTGGTTTATCATCATCTAAAATGGGGTCATATTTCTATATGACTTTAACTGGTGATACTTTGGATGTTTGGAATGGTGATGCTACCTTTGGAATGAACATTACTATTGCTGTAACAGGTGTTAGGAATGGTTCTTTTATTGGTGATGCACAATTAGTAATTCCTTACTTGAAAAAGTTTGGTGAGGGTGTATTGTTTGAAAGCGATGATTACTTAAGATTAACTTCGGGTAGTCGTAAGGCTTCTTTGCCAATGGTAATTAATCATCCTAATATGGATGCAATAACACGCATCCGAGACATGATTAAGCATATCTCATACCAAGAAAACATTGAGAAAATTTGGTCTTTTGGTTCTTCTAAGTTTGAAGGAGCCTTTATGTTAAACTCTACTGTATTCAAAGAGGCTATTGGTTTTTGTGAATTAGTTAAAAGTGGAGTGTATAAACTAAACTATGACAAAGGAGTTATTACTTTTTCAAGCACAGCAACCGCCTCTAATAAGTATGAGCAATCTATTGAAATAAGTTCTCATGTTGGCGAATCGGCAACCCTTGAGTATTCGGGGCCATTACATAATTTCTTTGAGCCATCACAGCCATTGAACTTTTATGTGAAAGATGAATTTCCCCTGCTTATTGTGGGGGCAGATAGAAAAATACTAAAAGCACCCTATAACGCAGGAGGAAATTAAAATGATAATTAGTAAATGTATTGACGAAAAACATATTTATACAGCATGGAGAGAAGATGGAGAACGAAAGTTCAAACTAGAAGCGTTTGAACCATATTTCTTTATTGAAGATAGTGAGTTTCAATTCACTGAATATAAGGTTAATACTTATATTGCTCGTAACTTTAAGTATGAAAAAGGAGATTGGCTTTCTCTTAAGGGATTACCTTTAAAGAAAGTTATTGTTGAAAAAGCAACAGACATTTATCCTGCTCGTAAGATGTGGAGTAAAACCTATGAGGCTGATGTTTCTTTTGGTTTTAGATATGCTATTGATGAATTAGATTCATTGCCTGAATATGACTTAAAGAAATGGTATTGGGATATGGAATGGCAACAAGGTGGAGAACACCATGATAAGATTACTGTTATTGTAATGTATGATAACTATGATAAACAATACTATCAGTGGGCTTGGTTTCCTAAAGAAATGGTTTCCGAAAATGGAAAGGTTGTAGGGGATTGGAAAACAAAAGAAGGAATGACATTTATTTTTGATAATGAAAAAGAAATGATTGAGTCATTTATTCAATGTATGGTTGAAAAAGACCCCGATATGTTAATAGCGTGGTTCGGTCATTTTGCCGATTTACCTAAATTGATTGAAAGGTGCTGTGTATTGGGTATCAACCCTATGCTCATGTCTCCAATTAACCGCATAGAAGGCGTTAAAAAGAAAGGAGATGGACTTGTTTTTACTAAAGGTGAAAGTGGGTTCTCTCCCATTCAACAGCCTATTGGGGGGCGCATAACCCTCTCTTTAGACCTTGCTTTTGAGCGTCAATGGAATGATTCACAAAGAGGAACACTACCTTCTATGTCATTAAATTATATCTCGGAAGTTATTCTTAATAAGAATAAACTAGTTAGTGAGAAGTTTCCCGACACAAATGAATTTTATAGAAGAGCATGGTTGGAAGATACTAAAACCTATCTTGATTATGCTTTGAAAGATGTAGAGTTGATTGTAGAAATAGATGAAATGAATTATTGTAGTGAGTCTATTATCTCATTACAACGATTATTGTGTGCGCCATTTGAAGCGTGTTTTTATGCTAGTCACATGGGTTCAATCTACTTTATGCGTAATGCTGATTGGAAATGTAAGACAGGAAGTAAGGTAGATAAAAGAGAAGAATACGAAGGTGCTATGATTTATAATCCTTCAAGTGAACAAACACAAGGGTTGCATCTTAATGTAGCGGCTTTTGATTTTGCTGGTCTTTATCCATCTATGATGATTTCTAGGAATATTTCTTGGGAAACTAAAAGCGAAGAACCTACGGAGTTTGGTGTTAATATCGCAACTCCAAGAGATTTTAGTGAAGTAGAAAGAAAGCACATGCTTTATTACAAAACCGATAAATTAGGTTTGTTGCCGAGAGCCGTTCTTGAATTGAAAGATTTACGAAACGAATATAAGGGGCTTATGCGTAGTGCAAGAGAAGCAGGGAATGATAAAGAACACATTAAGTGGCACAATAATCAAATGGCTGTAAAGCGTTTAATGGCATCTTTTTATGGCATTGTTGCATTTCAAGGCTTTGGTTGGGCTGATGTTAATTTGGCCGCAAGCATTACTGCAAGTGCGAGAGAGGCGATTAGACTAGCGGCATTTAAGGCTAAGGAGATGAAAGGATGAAACTATTAGAAAGATGGATATTTGAAGCAATGCAAGAACTTGTCGAACCATTTACAATTAGTGAAATTAGAGACAGTATAGTTTCTAAAAAGGGAAAGAGTAACTTCATTGGAAGCGATACCCAGATAGCGGCGTATTGCAGAAGATACGGATATAAAGTTTCAAGAAGCACTTACAGGAGAAATAAGAATGACTAAAACTAATATGCATATGAAAAGATGGATTAGAGAAGCAATAGAAGACCACACAGAACCATTCTCGGCAAAAGAAATACGAGAGAAGGTTCTTTCGGGTAGAAGAAACAGCCACTACATAACAAACGAATATTCGGTTGGTTGGTATTTGCGACAAATTTGTATTAAAGAAAAAAAGAGAAATGGAAATATATATTGGAGGAAAGAAAATGAAGACTAAATATGTAACAGTTAAAGTATCTTATGATACAGAAGATACTTGGGAGATTACTTTACAAGAAGTAAAGGAAATACTTCAAATGATGAATAACTTATCAAGAAATGCTACTATCGTTAGCACTGAACAAGGAGTGAATATAAATGATGATGGACAAGACTAATGAGTTATTAGAAGAATTGCTGGCTATGATAGCAAAGAGTAATAAGATATTGATGATGGTAAATATCGTAAACATAGCAACCATTATAACAATAGTAACGGTGATATTATGAATGATAAAG